AGTGCCCGCACTGCCACGGCTGGTTCTACCTCGACTTCATCGGCCGGCCCGAGGATGTCGAAGACTACAACACCCACCTCAGCCTTGCTCTGCCCAGCGATTACAAATCGCTCACCTGGGACAAAGACGCCCGCGAGGCGTCCGGGCAATGGGATGAGGCCCGCGTGCGTGAATCCGTGCGCTACATCTGCCCGCACAACGGCTGCGAGATCACCGAGCTGCACAAGCAAGCCATGGTCGAAGGCTGCACCGAAAAACGCCACAACACGCTCGCCGCCAAAAACCGCCGCACCTTCATCTTGCCGTCGTTCTACTCACCGACGAAGAGCTTCGGCACCATGGCATGGGACTTCCTCGACAGCCTCAAGGACATGTTCGGGCTGCAAGACTACTACAACAGCCGACTCGCCCGCCCATGGACCGAATACAACGTCAACCTCAAGATGGAAGACGTCGTCAAAGCCATCGCCGACGGCAAAAACGGCCGTCCGTTGTATCGCCGCGGCACCCTGCCCTTCAAGCCGCTGCGCCTCCTCCTCAATGCCGACCCCGGCGAAGCCACCACCCATTGGGAACTCGTCGCTCTCGCCAAAGATGGCGGCGTGTGGGTGTGCGACTGGGGCACCGTCGTTTCCTCCAAAGACCTGCTCGCCACCGACTTCCTCAAGGCTCGCCACATCATCGTGGAAGGCACCAATGAGAAAGTCTTCCCCGATCGCGGCTACCTCGACACCGGATGGCAGCAGGACGACCAGCTCGACGTCTGCGCCGCCTCCCGCGGTGCCTTCATCCCCGTCAAAGGCTCCGACGCCAAACACGGACAACTCCACGAAACCCGCGTCGCCACACGACCAGGCATGTCCCTGCTTGTGTTCAACGACCGCGAAGTGAAAAACATGCTCTACGCCAACCGCATGATGAAACGCATCGACGGCGGATTCCATCTCCCCGTCGATGCCGATCCCGAGGTCAAACTCGGACACACCGGCCAAAAACGCGACGCGGACGGCGAATGGCAACGCGTCCCCCACGATCACTTTGGCGACTGCTCGAAATACGCCTGCATTGACTTCCAGCTTCTCCGCGCTGGCGGCATGCTTTGAACGATTGAGCTATGCCACGCCGGACCAACAACGCCACGAACTCGCTGAAGACGCCCCCCGGCGTTGGCATCAGCGAATTGTTAGGCGTCTGCATCGTCTGCGGCTCTAAACTGCTGCTGCGAATCTGGCGAGGCCATCCCGACAACGCGAAAATCCACTGCAACGATTGCGGGTCTGAAATCCCGCTATACCTGCACAACCAACGAAACAAAATATGAGACACGCAATCCACAAACTCATCTGCTGGTATCTGCGCCGCTGTGCCGGTGCGTTCCACTGCCACAACTACGGCGAGACTGGCCGCTACGTCGTGCTGATGAACGAAGGCCAATACTCCCAATACATGAAGCGGTGTGACACCGGGACGCACGCCAAGACGCCTAACAGTTAATTAAACCAACTCAGGTTGTGCTAACCGCCCCGTCCTTCCTCATTCGCCATTCTGGTTTCGACATTCCGCGCGCAGCGCGGGCTTTGACACCCGCCCGCCCGCATGGCGGCCGTCAACATCTCCGATCTCACCAGCGACTTTCGCTTCCACGCCCGCATGCTGTATCGCGGCGACACTGCCGCGCAGCTCGATTGGCTCACGCAACAATACCTGATTCTGGCGGAGGATAAAACGGGCGCGGAAGTCACCGCTCACGCGTTTGAGGGCTCATCCCACTCCGCGCAGTTCCGCGATTCTTCACCGGAACAGCGCCGCATGGCAGTCAAGGCCGCCATCGAAGAACTCGAAGCCGAGATCGCCGGTGAGGTCGCCAATTCCGCCCGCCGTCCCTTCGGCTTCCGTTTTGCCCCCGGCTATGAGCCCGCCGCCGTGCTCGGCTGATTCATTCGTCCTTCCTCATTCTGGTTTCGTCATTCCCTTCCGATGTCCCGCCGCCTTAAAAAACCAGCCGCCGCCGCCGCCATCGCCGCCACCAGCGCCGCGCCGATCACCAACGCCGCCGCCACCACCTCCGCAGGTTCTTACCGCACGCTCCCGCGCTACACGCCCTGGACGCTGAAAAGCGTGGAGCGCATGCAGCGGACCAAAGACCTGGTGCAGATCTCCCGCTTCTTGCAAAGCGAGGAAGGCATTCCGCAGGTGCGTTATGGCATCCAGCAGCTACCGCGGGAGGCCGTCGGCAAAGGCATCGGCTGCAAATCCATCGCGCAAGATCCCAGCTTTCGCCGCGATGCCACCGCGCTCTTCAAAAAGTGGGCCGAATCCCCCGCCATCGACATTCGGAAAGAGCACAACCTTTTTGCCCTCCAGCCCATGCTGCTCTCCGGCATGCTCGGCGATGGCGAGCTCTTCATTTCGCCGATTTACGATCCCGCCGGAGCCTCCTGGAGCCTCAATGATCGCAGCAAGCGAGCCTTCCAGCTTCAGCTCATCACGCGAGACCAGCTCACCAATGGCGATGTGAAAGCACTCGATGCCCGCAACGCCCGCTGGTTTGACGGTCTCCAATACAACGGACTCGACCAGCTCGTCACCCTGCGACTCAACCAAGATCCCAACGCCAACGGCTACAACGGATCCACCAATTACACCGACATCGCCGCCATCAATGCGATGGGGCATCGCAGCATCTTCCACCTCAAAGATCCGACGCGGATTCACCAATACCACGGCGACCCAATTATTTTCGCCAGTGGCAAAGACCTCCTCGACAGCCTGGACCTGAAGGCCCTGCGCAAGCACAGCGCCAAAGTCCGCGCCGCCCTCCTCGGAGCCACCACGACCCGCGATGGCAAAGGCCTCAACGCCATGGAGGCGATCAAAAAGGCCCAGCAGGAAGGCAACCCAGCCACCGACACCGGCCGCCGATATGTGGAGATCGCCGAAGGTGCCATTTTCCTCCCGCTCTCCGACAACGAAAGCTTCAACTTCTTCAACAACCCGCAGGAAGGCATCCCGTTCCGCGACATCCTCGCCGATCTGATTCACCCGTTCATGTTTGAGCTGCGCTACCCGCCCGAGTGGATTTTCACGCGTGGCAAAGTCGGAGGCGTCGAATACCGCGGATTGCTTCAGCAAGTCGCCCGCGCCCATGAGGGCCTCCGCGCCCGACTGTATCCTTTCCTTGAATGGCTCTGGGAAAAAGTGATCGGCACCGCCATGATGCCCGGTGGTCCGCTCGCGCAGTATGCCGGCGTCGAAGATTGGAACCAAATCGACTTCGTCACCGATCCCGATCCGACCGTCGATGCCGGACGCGACAACCGCGCCGATCTCGACAACCTCGGCGAGAACCTCGTCACCCCCGATGACCTCATCGAGCGCCGCACCGGCAACGACGGCGAGGCCGTCCGCCGCGCCGCCATCGATCAGCGCCTCGACTCCATCCGCTACGCCATACACCGCGCCACCGGCACGCCCATCGACCAGGTGCAAATCCCCGCCAGCATCGCCATCGCCATCGGCATGGGATGGAAAACCATGCAGGCCGCCAGCGGCACACTGAGCACGCTTAGCCCGGACAACATCGCGGCCGACATCGCAGCGATGCAATGACGAAACCAGAATGAGGAATGACGAATAAATCATTCCTCATTCGCCATTCTGGTTTCCTCATTCCCGCCTCCGGCGGGCTTTGACACCTCGCAGCGAGCATGTCCCGCAACAAGACCTGGTTCACAATTCGTAATGCCGCCACCGCCGATGCGCCCGCTGAAATCTCGATCCACGATGAAATCGGATCGTGGGGCGTCAGTGCCAAAGACTTCCTCGCCCAGCTCCGCAGCATCGCGGCAGCGACTCCGATCACTCTCTCCATCCACTCCCCCGGCGGTGAAGTTTTCGACGGTCTTGCCATCTACCATGCGCTGAAGGCCCGCGGGAATGTCACCGTGCGCATCGAAGGCCTCGCCGCCTCGATGGCATCGGTGATCGCCATGGCAGGCACGCGGATCGAGATGCCGCGCAACGCCTTCCTCATGATCCACAACCCCAGCGGCTTCGCCATGGGAGATGCGGCGGACATGCGCCAGCTCGCGGACCTGCTCGACAAGATCAAGAGTAGCCTCGTCGCCGCCTACCGCGACCGCACCAAGAAAACCGACGAGGACATCATGGACATGATGGACGCTGAGACCTGGCTCACCGGCGAAGAAGCGGTGGAGCACGGCTTCGCCGATGCCACCACCGATGAGGTCGCGCTTAGCGCCTCCGCCTTCAAGACCGCCCGCATCACCGCCGCGCTGCGCCATGCGCCCCGCGCCCTCTTTGACACCCCGCCGCCCGTTGCGCCCATCACGGCCCTCACCTCCACAACTGAAAACATGAAAGCACTCCTCGCTCTCGCCTCCGCCCTCGGCATCCCCCTGCCGGAAAACTGCACCGAAGACCAGGCCGTTGAGGCCTTCAAGGCGCACAAACCCGCCGCCAAAAACGTCGTCATCGATTTCGAGGACGCCGATGTGAAAGCCGCCTTCGCCGCCCGCATCACCGATGCCACGCAGGCTGATAAAGCCAAGATCACCGCGCTCGAAACCGAGCTCGCCAGCATCAAGGCACTGCTGACCAACGGCCCCGCTGCCGCTGCCGGTGGCAACACGCCTGTCACGGCTGCGGCGGTGAGCACCGTCAAGAACGTGCAGGAGCAATACGCCGCCATCACCGATCCCGCCGAACGCACCCGCTTTTACAACAAGCACAAGGGCGAACTCAAAAAGCCTTCTGCCTATTTCAACCAGTCCGCTGCCTGATTGACACACTCACCCTCACACCACCCCGCATCTAACTCACCGTCATGACCACGTTCAACGATACCCTCTTCGGCCAGACTGTTTTCCAGCAGCTCGTGGACATTCTGCTTCCGCTCAATGTCTTCTCCACCGACATCTCCTCGGAAGTCGCCACGCCTGGCGCTGCCGTCGTGGTGCCGCTCTTCGGCAATGTCACCTCCACCTCCTTCGTGCAGGGTGCGTCCGCCTATGAAGGCACTGGCGGCACCATCTCCGCCATCACGGTGAATGTGGACAAACGCTACATCACGCCGATCGACGTGACGCCGCAGCAGCTCGCCGACAGCAGCAATGCCAGCCGTCTGGAGCAGTTTGGTGCTCAGCTCGCCAACGCCACCGCGAACAAGCTCCTTCAGGACGTGTTCAGCGTCCTCACCACCACGAACTTCGGCGCGGCTGTCCTTACCACTGCCTCCGCCAACTACAGCCGCACGCAGCTCATCGCCATTCGCAAGGCGATGCTTCAGGCGGGCATCCGTGGCCCTAAATCCCTCGTCGTGAACATGGACGTGGAAGCCGCCATGCTCGGTGATGACAAGATCACCCTCGCACTCAATCGCGGTGACAACATGGCGATCAAGGAGGGCATGCTCGGCCGTCTCATGGGCCTCGACATCTACTCCAGCGATGTCCTGCCCACGAACAGCATCAGCCTCATCGGCTTCTGCGCGGGCAAAGAAGGCATCGCGGTTGCCATGCGCAACCTCGGCAACTACCTGCCCTCGGAAGAGTATTCCGCATTTGAGCAGTATGTCGATCCCGACAGCGGCATCAGCATGCTCTACACCCGCCATTGGAACCGCGCTGCGGGCAAGTGGTTCATCAACACCCACGTGCTCTTCGGCTACTCCGCCGCCGTCACCGGTGCCGTCAAGCTCTTCACCACGCCGACCTCGTAATCGGCTCCTCACTCCCGCTCGCTGCGATTGGTGCTCGCAGCGGGCGGTTTCCATTTGGGATTCGTCCCGCCCGCGTTCGGAGCACCACCGGCGCGGGTTTTTTGTTTCTACGTCACATGAAAATCAGCCTCGCCATCATCGCCGGAAATGTGGAGCACTGGATGCCCCGCTTTCTCGACTCCTTCTCACCGCTCTTCGATCAAATCATCGTCGTGCGAGCCATCGGCAATCAAGAGCCCGATGCCAGCCTCGACATCGCCCGCAGCCGTGGCTGCATCACCGCCGAGTATCACAACAAGCCCGCGCATGCCGACTGGCCCCATGTGGACGACTTCGCCGCCGCTCGCAATCTCGCCTTTAAGCTCGCCGATGGCGATTACATCGCCTGGGCGGACACCGATGATGTCTATGGCGGCACCATGGAGGAATGGCAGGCCCTGCGCAAACGCATCGCCACCGAGCGGCCCGATGTGGTCACCCTGCCCTACGTCGTGCCCGAAGACCAGCTCTGCGTGCTGCGTGAGCGCATCCTGCGCCGCGATACCGGCACTTGGATCTCGCCGATCCATGAGAGCTTCAAGGTGAGTATGGAAGCGCCTTGCGTCATCGTGCAGGAATCCCCCGCCTGGCATCACGCCACGCACAAAGACCGCACGCCAAACAACGAGCGAAATCTACGAATCCTCGAAAGCATCCCCGAGAGCGAGCGCACTCTCTCCCACCTCTTCCACCTGTGGCAGTCCATGCGCTTTGTCGGCCGCATTGAGGAAGGCGTCAAGATCGCCCAGCAAGCCCTCAAGCATCCCGATCTCGGCCCTGATGAAGGCTACGAGTTGCTCATCAACATCGCCCAGGTCTCCACCAATCCGCGCGCGCAGGAGCAATACCTCCTGCAAGCCCTCAATGCCGCGCCCTATCGCCGTGAGGCCTTCGGTGAGATGGTGAACTGCAAGCTGCGACTCGGCGATCCCCGCGCCGCCCTCGCGTATGCCGAGGCCATGAACGGCCTCAGCGATCCGCCGGAATACATCTGGAACCGCCGCGGCAAATACTACGGCTACCTGGGCGTGCAGCTCCACGGCATGGCCCTCCGCGCGAATGGTCGCTTCAAGGAAGCCGATGTGCGCGAGATCAATCACCTCAAGGCCCAGCGCCATCCCGTCATCAGTCTTCTCCATGCCACCCGAGGACGTCCAAAGATCGCCGCCGATGCCCGCCGCCAGTGGTTGAATCGCGCCACGCATCCCGACCGCGTCGAGCACCTCTTCGCCTTCGACTTCAATGACGAGCAAAGCATGCCGCTCGCGGTTTATCGCCACGTCATCCAGACCGGCAATGGTGCCAGCGTCGGCGCGTGGAATCTCGCCGCCGCCGCCTCGTGTGGCGACATCCTTATCCAGATCAACGACGACTTTGAGCCGCCGATGGGCTGGGATGTGATGATCGAGCAAGCCTTCGCCGGCAAGTATGCCGATCCCGCTGCCCTCAAGGTCAGCGACGGGCACCGCACCGATGACTTGCTCTGCATCGCCGTCATCAACCGCGCCCGATACCAGCAGCAGGGATTTTTCCTCCATCCCCGATTCAAGTCCGTCTTCAGCGACGATTTCCACTCTTGGTCTGCCTACAAAGACGGCATCGTCATCGACGCCAATCACATCGTCATCGAGCACCATCATCCCTTCTTCAACGAAGGCAAAGGCTGGGACGAAGTCTATGCCATCCATAACAGCCCCGAACGATACAAAGAAGGCGCTGCCATCTTCGAAGAACTCACCGGCATCAAACCCCGCACCGCATGAAACCTCCCCTCCTTTCCATTCTCACACCCGCCTGCTGGAACCGCGTCGTGCAAGGCAGCCATCTTCATGGTAAAATCATCAGCCAGCGTGGATCTCAACACATCGAGCACCTCGTGCTCTACGACAACCGCGCCCGCAGCATCGGCATGAAACGCCAAGCCCTGCTCGAATCCGCCCGCGGCGACTTCATCGCCTTCGTGGACGATGACGATGATGTCAGCGAGGACTACGTCACGCGTCTCATTGAAGCCATCACCCAGCACCCGGAGGCTGATGTCATCACCTTTGACCAGGCTGCCATCTACAATGGCAAACCCTTCACCGTGCATTTCCAGATCGGGGCCAAGGATGAAAAACTCGTCCTTGATGGCCCGGATCACCAGTGCATCACGCGTGGCCCCTGGCACGTCTGCGCCTGGCGGCGCACGAAGATCCGCCACTGCCAGTTCCTCGACACCAACTACGGCGAAGACGCCGCCTGGGTGGCGCAGGCGCGGCAGCATGTCACGCGCGCGCATCACATCGATGCCATCCTGCATAACTACCGCCACGATGCCCGCACGACGCTGGCTCCAGAGGTTTGACACCGTGAAATCACCATCAGCATCGTGCCCTCGATGTTGTCTGGTTGCTCAGAGATAACCCGTCGCGCACTTCATGGTTGGGGGCGCGGCGGGTTTTTTCTGATTTCCTCATTCGTCCTTCGTCCTTCGTCATTTATGAGCCCCGCCGCCGTCCGAGATGCCGCCCTCCGCCATCAGCGTCACGCTGAGGCCCACCACGGCAAACGCATCACCATCGGCGGTGCCACTCTGACGGCCGCCGTCATCCTCGGGGCCGTGCAGCATCGCATGGACACCGCCACGGGCCTTTGGCAGCGCGTGCAGCCGCTCACCGCCACCGTGCTGAAAAGCATGCTGCACACCGCGCCTGCGAAGCGCAGCGTGCTCACCTATGCCGGCGTCGATTACCAGGTGGACGATGTCGCCGGTCAAAACGATGCCGATGTCGCCTGGCTCATCAAGGCCGAGCGCAAACTGCCCTCCCCATCGTGAAGCATGAGCGCGCTCGCCCAAGTCAAAGGCATGGACAAGCTGATCCGCAAGCTCCGCGCCACCCCGGCGCAGGTGAAAAAGGTGGGTGATGACCTGATCAAAAAACACACCCGCGCGCTCATTAGCAGCAGTGGGAAAAACAAAGGACTGGTGCAGATCGTGCCGCCAGCGAGCTTAGATCGCGGCATTTTTGGCCCCGCCGCTCGCCAGCAAGGCGAAGCCGCCATCGTGCGGGATGTGGGCCGCGTCTATGGCAGCGAAAAACACATTTACGCCATGATGAAGGCGAAGAATCGCCAAGCCGCCGCCGGATACTGGGCAGCCATCAAGCGCAAAGACTTCGTCGCCGCCAATGCGCTCGCCCGCCGCCTGAGTCTGCCCGAGCTGATCGATTTCACCCGCGATGAAGGCGCGGAGCACCAGCGCCGCCGAGGTCCCAATGGACGCGTGCGCGGTGACAAGCCCACCGCCTTCCTCCAAGATCCGCGCTACCTGCGCGCCTGGCTGAAGCGGAAACAGAAAAACGTCGGCATGGCAGCCGCCTCACTGGTGCTCGCCTATGACGGACGGTTTGGAGCCCTTTCCGGTGTGCCTGGATGGGTGCGGCGTCACAGCCGCAGCTTCGCCAGCTCCCGCATGACCACCCTCACCCAAAACGCCGGCATGCGCGTCCGTCTGGAGTTCAAGGCAGGCGACACCTCGCGCGCCATGCAGCGCTTCTTCACCGCCGCCGGTCGCTACCGGCTCCGCGTCATTGAAAGCGAGGCCCCCCACGCTCTCCGCGGCTACCTGCGCAGCCTCAAACTCTGACACCTCCCGTCATTCATCATGCTCGACACCACCTTCGTCACCCTCCTCGACGGCTACCTCAATTCCACCGCCGCGCGCACCGATGGCATGCCCGCCGTCGATGTCTGCCCCGTGCTGAAAATGGATAGCGGTGCGGACAAGCCCGATCCCGCGCTCGTCATCACCGCCGATGAGCAGGGAGAGGGCCGCACGCGGCAGATTCAGTGCCTCGTGACCCTGCACAGCCAAAAGGATCGCAGCACCACGGATGCCTATCTGGACGCCGCCTTGGCCCGACTGCGGAATCAGTCCGCGTTTTACGAATACTACGCCACCACCGCCGTCGCGCTGCGCACCGGCTACCACCTGGACGCCATCAGCCACCCCGCCCCGCAAAACATCCGCCGCGAGGACACTGGAGCCACCGAAAGCAGCATCGCCATCACCTTCCACGTCACCCTGCCGCGCTGATCCCGGCCATTCTCCAATCTCCCATTTCCATTTTTCAATCTTCAATTCTCCGCCGTTTTTGACACCTCC